AGCTATGGCAGATATCATGGGTAAAGATATAGGCTTCTTAGATAGGATGATGGGCGACGGTGCTGTCCTAACTGAAAGTCAACAGGCCCTAAAAGATTTGGCCGAATCCGCTATGAGTGTGGGTGAGCGTGCAAAAGCTATTTTTGATAAGATTGTAGCCAAATTACAGAAGGATGGCGTCTTTGAAAAGATACAGAAAGTTCTAACGGAAACCTTTGCCGAGGGTGGCCCATTTGAGAAATTTGCTAATATGATGTTACCTGTTGCGATCAGAGCAGTTAGTTATATGGTTAGCGGATTTAAGACATTCTTAAATGTCGCCAACGCTGTACTGCCAGTGATTGGCTTTATTGGTCGTGCGTTCATAGACTTCGTGATGACGCCTGTTTATGGTGTTATAAATCTGTTTAAGGGCTTGGTGGGTATACTTGGTGGTGTGTTTGATATTATTGTAGGTATATTTACCTTTGACTTTGGTAGAATTGTTGATGGTTTCAAGGGCATCTTTGGTGGTCTTGTTAAAGGTGTGATAGGCGTATTTCAATTAGCTATTACTTTCTTTGCCCCAGCGAGGATTCTAGCTTTCTTAGGTAGGCCGTTCATGATGTTTGGTGGCTTGGTTCTTAATATGTTTAAAGGAGTTGGCAAGGGCGTTGGTAGTGTATTTGGAAAATTGTTGGGCCCCATCAAATCAGTCTTTGGGAAAGTAACTGGATTTATTGGTAACTTTGCTACTAAGGCGAAGGACAGCGTTAAGTCTGTTACTGCTCCATTTACAAAACTAAAAGATGGTTTGACTAGTGCGCTCACAAAAGCAAAAGACTTTGCTGTTGGCGCATTTACAAAAATAAAAGACACGGCTGTTGGTGCGTTTACAAAAGCGAAAGAGATGACAGTTGGTGCATTCACAAAAGCAAAAGATATGGTAGTCGGCGCATTCGCAAAAGTAAAAGATACGATTGGCGGCGCAGTGAATTTTGTAAAAGAAAAGTTTGGCGCTGTTGGAGCCGCTATAGCAAAACCATTCGTAGCTGTAGGTAACTTCATTAGAGCCAAATTAATAACACCAATTCAGAATTTCTTAGCCAAGGTCCAAAACAAAATCCGCAGTGTGATGAACAAGATCAGAAAAATACCAGGCGCTAGCTTCTTCTTTGGGCCAGCAGAAACCGTTGCTAAAGCAGGGGCAGAGGCCGCAAAAGCCACTGTAAGGGCTGGCACGGCTACGGCAGTCCAAACTGCGCAGGGCGTCGCCGTGCAGGGAGTATTGAACGCCACAGGTGGGAATGCTCTAATAGATAAGGCAACAGGCGTTGGATCACTCACATCACCAGACTTTGGGTCAACACCTGCACCAGAGCAGGCGCTGGCCAGAGGTGGTATTATTAAGCCAGGTGCTTCAGGAATTGTTGGTGACCCAATAACACCAGGCGTGCCAAACATAGAGCGTGTGACCGTTACTTCACAAGGTGCGATGGTTCAACCCATGGCAGCCTCTGGTGGCGGCACTGGTGGCGCACAACAAGCAACTATAGTGCTTAATGTAGATGGTAACGAAATGGGTAAAACAGTTGTTGACTTGCTTGATGGTCAGTACAATACAGTTCTAGGAAATTAGGAGGCTAATAGATGGCAAGGCAAAATGTAATGACGGGCGGTGGTGCTAATGCTCCAGCTAAGAAGCAAGCTGAAGAGGGGTCTAAGAGAGATGTAGAAGAAAAAGCACGACCAGTTGGTGTACCACAAGAAGCCTCAACCGACCCAACAATTTCTGTAATGGCTAGATACGACATTGGCTTTACTCATGTACCAACAAATAAGTTTGTTAATTTCCCTGGTGCGATGCAAAGTTATGACGATAGTTTCACAGCTAATTTCCAGGGCACAGCAGTATATGGAAGAATGGATGATATTGTTAGTTATCAGAGCACAAAAAGATCAATAAACTTTTCATTTGACGTAATGGCATCCAGCGACCTTGACGCTAAGAAAAACTTAGAGAAGTTATCTACTCTACAGAGCTTTTTATATCCAAGTTATGAGGGTGGGCCAGAAGCGAGTGTCACAACAATTCAAGCTCCACCACTCATAAGAATTTCATTTACTAATCTAATCAAATCAAATGCAACTAATAAAGGATTGCTTGGGTACGTTAATACAGTGCAGAATGCACCTGACTTTGAAGCAGGATTTGTCACGGACAAAGATGGCAACATGTACCCAAAAAAATATACTATAAACTTAGCCTTCACTGTTCTTCATGAGCACGAGCTTGGTTGGTATAAGGATGGCTTAGCTTGGAAGTGGCGAGGTGACAAGAACGAGTATCCTTATGATCGTGAGCTTTCAGTAGGTCAAACATCAAAGGTCACTCAGACCGCTGCGGAGAAACCAACCCAGCAGAAGAAAGCTGCTGAAAATAAGATTAATAAATCTCAAGGTAACACATAGGAGTTAGTATGGCATACCGAAGATACACAGAACGAGATATAATACTTAACGACGATGAGCAATATAGAAGGCAATTCTATAAAGGCAAAGATCTAGAGAATCTATCTCACTATGAGACACCCGAACTGGTTTACCCAACACCAGAAGAAATAGAAGATCTTGATATAGTGACACTTACATGGAAAACAGGCACCCGCTTGTTTAAATTAGCGGATCAGTTTTACGGTGATCCTTCTTTGTGGTGGGTGATAGCATTCTTTAACCAGAAGCCAACAGATGCACATTTCAAGATAGGAGATATTATCTCTGTGCCAACTCCAATAGAAAGAGTATTAAGGATAATAAAGGTATAAAACATGTCGTCAGATAATTCCGTAACTGAGAGTCAGAATAGGCGTGCTAACATACAGAATTTTTTGTTAGCAAACGCACATCTTCTTCAGCTAAAGAAAAAAAGAAATTACGATGCGCTGGGCATCAAGAACGGCGAGTACATGCACATTGTACCAACCGAGATGCAGCCAGGGCAACTTATTACCCGAGTTCTGGCTCTTACTAATACAGATGCGTACTTAAATGCAACACCAGCACAGATATCCTCCATCATACCTCAGTTAAGATTATTTTTAGTTCAAGGCGGGGATAAAAAAGATATTGAGGTTCACTTTCATGGTAAAACAACAGTTGATATGTACGATCGGAGTTCAAGATTTGAGCGACGACCAGTAACAACAAGCATGATGTTTAGGATGCAATCTGAAAATGTAGCGGCAGGACTTAAGTCATTTAATATAAGTATTAATGATCGTTATGGGCTTAGGGCTATCACAGGTAAGATGCAGTTGTTTTTCAGAAGTCCTGGCGATCTAATACACGGGCCATACAGAGATTTTATTGAGATAATAAAAAGAGGTGGAGGAGCTATTGATCCTGATGAAAGAAGAGAGAATAAGATTGAATCAATCCGCAAGAAAATAAAAGCAACTGAACAATTCTTAAAGGATAGAAATGACAAAAGTAAAAATGTTAAATCCTTCAACTCAAAAGGGCCAGCACCGCCATCGTTAAAAGCTGTCTTAGGGTGGGCAACCCCTGAAGGCTCAGACGCAGCAGCAACAAAGAAAAAAGATCCTAAATCAAAAAAGTTTTATGATTTTTTGAAAAAGAACCGAGTTACCTTTATATTAAATGTATCCAAACACACCATGAGTTTTGGAGAGCAGGGCGAGCTTACTCTGGACATTGACTTGAATGGGTATGTTGATGACACAGGCGGCGCTTCTGAAGAGGCAGATATATTTAGGAACACTTACCTAATAAAGGGTCAAACAAAGAGTGGCAAAATCTTTAACTCTAAAAAGCTTAAACTAACAACTCAGCCGCTAAAAACAAGAGTCACTGGCGAAGCCTTATTTGGCACAAACAATCTTAAGGAAATTAAGGCTAAGCTTGATGAATTTCCTAAAAGCACTTATTTTGATTACCTAAGAAAATATGTTGATAAAAAGATGAGAGCTACGGGGAATGCTAACTTAGATCCTGCTGTGTTTAAGTATGCAGTAGATTTTGATGCTCTTTTAGCTGAGAGAGAGCTTGCTACGTTACGTTTGAGGCTAGCAGAATTGACTGCTAAAAATGATAAGAAAAAAGGTAACAAAAAAGATACTAACAAAGATCCGCACGGCCTCAAAAAGCTCACCCAGCAATCTAGGCTAGTTAACGAGATATACGCTAGATGTCAAAAAGATTTGATACGCATTAAGCATAAGAACTTCTTTGAGGCACTAGAGGCGGACGGCAAGATAAAGTCAATCTCAGTTGATAAAAAAGATCTTGGATTCATAGAGGCAACCTCTGATGGGTCTACTTATGTGCCTAAAACTTTTTCATCCAGAGAGGGAATTGGCAGTGTTACTCCTGCTAACTCAAGAGCAGTGAACGCTAAGATAAAGGCAAGGTTTGAAGCTGAGCGCCAAGGTAAAGCAGAAAAGATGAAGGGCGAAGAAAACAATCCGTTCTTGGTGGGCTATGATAAGGAGAACAAGACGAACCGTGAAAGCATTAATTTTATTCGCTTGGGTGATATTATAGATGTTGCTTTCCATAACACTGATTTAGCGGTTGCGAACAGAAACAGCAAAAAAGGTCCAACTTTTAGAATGATTTTTGATAGCATAAGCTTACCAGGTCCAGATAAAAAAGAACACCGTTACTGTCTAGCCGACATGCCAATTTACCTAAATGTGTTCAATGCTTTCTTTTATAATAAGGTTATAAGACCTCAAATAAAATCAATGACAATATCTGACTTCACAGAGAAGTTGTTAGAATATATCGCTAGTATTGTCACGCAAGCACTTTCAAGATCTGAAGTGGTACAGACATACGTCCCTAACCTTGTTCCAGTATCTAGACCTGGCAAGATATTTAATCTTAGTCCAAATGTAAGGTATAAATTCTTCAACCCAAAAGCTACAACCGCCGCTTTTGTAGAAAGCCAAATAGCTAAGGCGGAAGATCATAACCGTATGCTTTTTGTTACCATGAGGGGTGTGGAGCCAAATAGCGCTGGAGATAGAAAACGAGATGAAGAGTTAGGTATTTATCATTTGATTGTTGGTGCTGCCAATGGGCCTCTGATGAAGATTTCTTTTAGTGAACAAAATAATCCCTATATTAAGAGTATGAATGTCGTGGAAGGGTCATCACAATTTCCGATTGTCCCACAAAATGCAGAGGTAACTCTGATGGGTTGTCCAATGTTTTATCAATCGCAGACGGTGTACATAGATGCAGACTTTGCCTTGAGGGGATCAGCTAGAGATCTTGGACTTGGTGGGTATTATGCGATTGGATCAGTTGAGCACAGCTTTGATGGCACTATGTTTACAACAAAACTTAAATGTATTTGGCAGTCATATGCATTAGCGCCTAAGCCAAGGCGCAAGAAGCAGAGGAAATAAACAATGCCAAGAGATCTATCAGATGACAAAAAGGTATCATTTGGCTCAAACGATATGGGTCCACAAGAGGCATTTAAACAGAAAAAAATATATTATGAAGAAATTTTTACTGAGGATCTCATAGATAATTCGTTTTCATTTTGGGATGAGTTTTATTTGTATGGACGAGTCAGCCGAAAAGGCGAAGCGATAGTGCCGAAAGAGAGCGCCTTAGATGCATTGGCGTTCACAAAGAAGAACGAGGCAGTCTTTGCACTGAATTTTGTAGCAGATGCCTTCGCTGACTTGGTTAATAAGATGACTGAGTGTATACAGGAGCAACGAGCTTTCCCAAGTGGGCCTTATTCTAACATAGTTGCACACAAAGGGTGGTCTAGCGTCAACAGAATGTATGACAATTACATTAAAAAGTTTGTATACTCGCCGTTTGTTGAGGTCTTTATGGAAGACAAAAGAAATCAAAGAAAGTGTGTCAATTATAAAGGATTCTTAGAGGTATTTGGCTCTTTTGTAAAGCAGAGTTCTGTTATAGTGCCAACAACACGCACTGGATTCATAGAAAGTTCTTATTGTACGCCATATATTAGTGGATTAGTCATAGACTTAGCAAAAGCCGACTATTCAGAGGACTTTCTAAAGACAAGTAAGTACATATCCGATGGTAATTTCTTTTTCTTCGCTGATTTAGCTAAGCAGCACGGTTTTATGATAGATCGTAATGCCCCATGGAGATTGATATGTAATCTAAACTCTGCGGCAACCAAAAGATACGCCTTAGCAAGAGGCATTGACCCAGGAGAAGAAAATTTTGTTGACTTTGTTCACGACACCCTGTATACTAAATCAAATGAGCTTGACATGGTGATACATGCAGTGTATTTAAAAGATATGTATGATTCTTATGTTGAGAGAAACCCGCTGCATTTTGATATAAGGATTCCATCACGAAAAACCTGTAGCATTATAGATGTTGTAACAGCCAGGCAAGAAACATCAGATAATGTTATGGACTTGAGTGTGGGTGAGTATAAATATAAGTGGTCTATTAGGTCTTACTATTATCTAAGGATGTTTGAGAGGAATTCTTATTTTGATTCTACAGCTAGAGTTCCTGGATTCGTCACTTTTAACGAGATACCTTCTTCAGTTCACTCTAAAAACTTGAGGTTCCTGTATGACGTATTTAAGGCCTCTGGCGGAGATGCAGATCCCCGAAGAGCATATTTGCAAACGATCGCATTGTTTGAGGAAGAAATTTTAGGGATCGCATTATAATAAACAAAAGATAAAATTTGTGATAGGTTACACACATGTTATTTCAGACACTAGACGATAAGAGACAATGCGTTGGTATTTATTTTGACAGCGAATTGTATTTTGATTTAGATGACTTCCCGCAAGATCTGACCAGAAGCTGGAGATACACCCCATTCATGCAAGGGTATAGGGGGGTAGAATATGCAGAGATATATGCGCTAGGTAAAACTATTGATGAGTGCTGCCCAGACCACCTACGAGATGATTGGGAACTGGCACAGCAACGCATCAAGGCTTTCATCAAAGCTAATAGAACTGCTGGCTTATCCTCCTCCGCTTATTGTATGTTTGACATGATACCACCCACCTTTCTAAAGCAATTCTGTCATGCGAAAAACCTTATCAGCGACTGGGTGATATCAAGCTACAAAAAGCCAATCAACTACAGGCACCTGTTAGCCACAACAGAGATGCTACGGGACATAGAGCACTACGATGTTCAGATTGATGATGATATATTGCAGTCTAAAGCTGATGATCCATCTGCTAGAGTGTTGCTTGAAAAGGTTAGCAATCGTAAAACAAAAGTAAAATATAATCTCTTTACCACCAGAACAGGACGCCTGGCAACGACTAAGCGATCATTTCCCCTGTTTACTCTTAAGAAAGAGCACAGAGATGTGATAACCCCTAAGAACGATATGTTGGTAGAATTAGATTTTAACGGAGCAGAATTAAGAACACTACTGGCCTTGTCGGGTAAGGTTCAACCTGATGGCGACGTCCATGACTGGAATGTACACAATGTATTTAATGATCGTGTTAGTAGAGAGGATGCAAAGGTGCTGTTCTTCTCTTGGTTATATGGATCAAGGTCTGATGATTTGAAAGAGTGGTCTAGACCGCTTGGATTGGCTTATGAAACCAGGCAACTTAAAAGAAAGTATTTTGATGATGGGTTAGTACTAACTCCACATGGCAGAAAGCTTGAATGCAGTGATCGTCTTTTTGTCAACTACTTGATACAATCTACAACTGCTGATCTATGTTATGAGCAATTTGTAAAAGTATGGTCTATGTTGCGGAACAAGTCTAGTGAAGTTGCCTTTGTTTTACATGATGCTGTTGTCATTGACCTAAAACTAGAGGATAAAGATTTAATAGAGCAGATGGCAAAAGTTATGAGCCAGACTCGTTTTGGTAAATTTTCAGTCAATGTTAGCATAGGTAAAAACTTTAAAGATATGAGGAAGACTAAAATAAGTGTTTAGGGTAATAGGCGTAGGAAAAATAGGCTGCTCTGTTGCTAATCACTTTGCTGATCTGCCGCAGTATGATGTCACTCTTTTGAACGAGGAAAACTTAGGGACTTTTTCAAATATGGAGGAGTGTGAAAAAAAGGTAGATGTAAAAAAGTTTAGTGCGATAGCTAGAAGATTTCGCAAGGGAGAAGAAGTACTAATAATAACTGACGGTGCTGATTCGCTAAATGGCTGTCTTCTATTATTGGGACAGAAGATTAGTAAGTGTAAAATCTCGTTTCTTCACATATGCCCAGACTTATCTTTCAGCACTATTACAGAAGCTACCAACAACAAAATAACACTTGGGGTTTTGCAAGAGATGACCCGCTCAGGGTTGTTTGAGAGGTTCTATGTTGTATCGGCCGAGGAAATAGAAAAACATGTGGAGAATGTTGCTCTCAATGAAATAGAAGATAAGACCGCTGAATTATTGTTTGGCATGTTTAGTATGTTGATTTATTTTGATCACACAACCCCTGTTAGGTCAAACTATGAATCCTCTAAAATTGCAGTTCGGATAGGCACAGTTGGTTACTTTGACGAAAGTAGAGAAGAGCACCCGTTGTTTGATTTAGGGAACATAAAAGAAAGAATATATTATTATGGCATACCTGAAGAGGATTTTAACACTCAAGAATTGAAGAACATCAAAGAGCATCAAATCGCCCTGAATCAACGGGAAAACAACTCCTTCTTTAAGGCTTTCTCACTTTCTGGCACACAAACCCATAGGTACTTTGTTCATTTAACTGATATTCCGCATATTAGCAACTAATTAAACTACTGTAGAGATATGCGGAGTACGTGATTTGAAGCAAAGAAAACAAGGTATTCTATTAGCATCGTTTGTGTATGCCACTAATGACGATGAAGAGATGGATATAATTAATGAGATCATCAACAATGTTGAGTTCACTAATAAATATATTTTCGTGCTAGCAGAGAAAGATAACCCTGAGAAGAAAGTTATCACATACAATACAAACTACGAAGGACAAACTAAGATAAAGGAGTTCTTCTATACAATCAGGGTCCATAGAAAAAAGAAAACAAACACTCTCTACACAATAAACGGTCTCAACTTAGCGCTAGAGAAAGAGCACGATGGCAAAAGAGGCAAAGACCTCAAGCTAAACTGGGAAGCACATAGAGGCACCATTATTATGTCCCAGGCTGGCCAGCTTAAAACGCTACAGCTTGAATTACAAAAAATATTAGAGATTGAAATTTGACAAAGATATAATCTTGTAGTATATTTATTATATGGAAGACAACAAACTAACCAAGAAGGCACTAATGTTCATTAGCGGATATTATTTTGCAATTATTTTCTTGACAGCTTGCGCATTACATGACATAGTATTATCACAAATAAACGGGTTTACTTTCGGCTATGTGTTTGCGCTTTTCTACTTCATCTTCAGACTCAAAGCAGTCCGTCAGCTTATTGAAGAAAAAGAATATCACAAATAACTGCAAAGGCAGTAAAAACAAAAAAACAATTAAAAAGACTCTACACAACGTACAATCTGTGGTAGATTGTATACAGGTCAACTAACCAGCAAAGGAGAAAACAATGGGTATTGATCTAGATAAAATGCGGCAGAAGCACTCTGCCTTAACCACGAAAGGTGGCGGTGGTAACAACGACACTTTTTGGAAACCAGAAGAGGGTATTAACAACATCCGTATTGTTTGCCCAAAGGACGGTGATCCCTTCCGTGATTACTTGTTCCACTATCGCATGGGGGCAGATGGCAACACAACCATGATCAGCCCTCGCACCTTCGGTCGCACAGATCCGATTGCTGAGTTTGGTAATCAGCTTTGGAATGAAGGCACCGAAGCCTCTAAGCAGGAGGCCCGTGAGTTCTTCCCTCGTATGCGAGTGTTCGCACCAGTGGTGGTTCGTGGCGAAGAAGATAAGGGTGTCCGACTCTGGGGGTTCTCAAAGACCACTTATGAGTCTTTGTTGAACATCGTGCTTGACCCTGAGTATGGCGATATCACTGACCCACACACAGGAACAGATTTGCGTTTGGAGTACGGGAAGAAGGCAGGACAAATGTATCCTACAACCGACATCCGTCCTTTCCGCAAGGCTTCAAAGTTAGTCAAAACTGACAAAGAGATTGATACGCTCTTGGATACGATGCCAAACTTTGAAGAGGTATTCCCAGAGACTACGACCGAGCAAGCTCAACTATTGCTTGATCAAACTCTAAATGCAACCTCTGAGGATACGGGCGAAGGCACTGTAAAGTACAGCAATCAAACCGCTAGTACCAAAGGCAATACTTCCAGCGATGGATCTGATATTGACCAAGCGTTTGATGATCTGCTGGCCTAGTTGACCAGGCAGCCCGCAGGGAGGCACGGGGTACAGGTGCCTCTCCTTTTTGGAAATGGAGTAGAATATAAATGTCAAAATCAAGTTTAGTGTCAGAACTAAGAAGTTCTCTCAACAAACAAGCCAAGCACACAATTGCTTATGATTTGCACGGCGAGAATCCAACTGAGGTGAAGACTTGGATTCCAACTGGGTCAACAGTTTTAGACTTGGTTATCGCAAACCGTGAAGGCGGCGGCATTCCAGTTGGTAAAATTACAACTATTGCTGGAGAATCGCAAAGTGGTAAAAGTTTGATCGCCACACAGATTCTAGCTAACTGCCAAAAGATGGGCGGCATTGCAATCTACATTGACACAGAGAATGCTAGTGATCCTCGTTGGATGTCCAACTTAGGACTAACAACGGATAAAGATTTTCTGTATCTCCAGACACAAACATTAGAGAGCACTTTCCAAGCGATTGAAAATGTGATCGGTAACGTCCGACAAAAAGCTCCTGATCGTTTGGTCTGTATTGTTTGGGATAGTGTAGCAGCTACCCCTGGGCAGGCAGAAGTAGAGGGTAGTTATGATCCTACCTCTCAGATCGGTTTGTCTGCTCGTATTATCTCTCGTGGACTTCGCAAGATCACCGAGATGATTGGACAACAAAAGATTGCTTTAGTTCTTACTAATCAGTTGAAAACTAACATTGGTCAGATGTTTGGGGATACCCGTGTTGAGCCAGGCGGTAAAGGTCTTCCTTATCAGGCGTCAGCTAGAATCTGGTTGACTCGGCACACAGGCAAAGCTAACGGTATCATTACTAATGATCAAGGTCAATTGATTGGCTACAGAACGTCGGCACAAATTGTAAAGAATAGGTTTGGACCACCAAATAGAACCTGTGAGTTCAACGTTATGTTTGACTTGGCCAACGGTGATGTTGGTATCAGAGATGAGGACTCTTGGTTGAAGGTTGTGGGAGGTTCGGATTCATGCCCAAGATCAGGAGCTTGGTATACACTCAAGTATGCTGATGGAACCGAGAAGAAATTTCAAAAGGCGGACTATCACAAACTAATCAAAGAAGAAGAGTTTCGCCAAAGGTTCCTTGACATTCTACACAGTGAGCTTATAATAGGATATGAGCAGAGTGTAGAAGAAAATGTGTCGTGAGAACAAGTTTCTAAAAGCAGCCATCAGGAAGATAGACTCTGCCAACTCCGATTACAGTGTACAGCACAGACATGCTGCTATCATTGTGAAGAGTGGCAGGGTTTTATCTTCTGGTGTCAATCGCATCAAGACGCATCCAGATGCAGTTGTAGAGGCTGACGACGGTGAGATAATCTGTAAGTCAATTCATGCAGAGATGGATGCAATATTAAAAGTAAAGAACAAAGATCAACTCAAGGGGGCAACAATGTATATTGCTCGTAAAGGTAGGTTGGATCAAATAGGTTTGTCATTGCCCTGTAGCATGTGTCAAAGAAATTTGGCCAAGTATGGTTTTCGTAAGGCAGTGTTTACTACAGAGCATGACCATGGCGTAATATATTTTGGAGAGGAAGAATGAGAGGATTTATAATGCTGGAGATGCCGCAAAAGATCAAGATCGCAGTTCCGATTGAAGACGATGGTCAGATTTGTGCATTTACATTGAAAAACATGAGGGACCGTGCCTGGGGTATAGTGGCAGATATGGAATATGAAGATGACCGACGTGACGCATAAAAGATTATTACTTGTTGATGGAATGAACAATTTCCTCCGATGCTATGTTGTCAACCCAAGTTTAGACTTGAATGGCAATCATGTAGGCGGTGTTGTCGGATTTTTGAATGCGCTAAAGAATATCATGATTCAGACTAAACCTGATGAAGTTATTATTGCCTGGGAAGGCGCTAACGGCTCACGTAAGCGTAAAGAGATTTACAAGGGTTATAAAGCAGGAAGAAAACCACCTAGACTAAATAGAGAATATGAAATCTCACCCGAAGACGAGGCAGAGAATAAATTACAGCAAATCATCAAGCTGACGGAGTTACTAGAACTCCTTCCCGTACATCAGCTTAGCTTAGAAGATGTAGAGGCTGATGATGTAATCGCTTGGGCTAGTAAGCAGCAAAAGTATTCTGATTGGCAAAAAGTAATCGTATCAAACGACAAAGACTTTTTGCAACTGTGTGACGATACAACCATCGTGTTTAGGCCAACACAGAAACAAATCTATACCTCAAAGAAAGTTTTAGATGATTTTTCCATCCACCCCTGCAACTTTGCAATTGCTAAAGCCATAGCGGGTGACAAATCTGATAATATTATTGGTGCAGACAGAGTTGGTATAGCGACTGTGGCTAGAAGAATACCGTTCCTATCAGAAGATAAAGACTACACATTGCAGCATGTGTTTGACTACTGCGAAGAGCAGGCCGCTAAACCAAAGTGCCCCAAAGCATATTTGTCTATCTTAGAGCATCGGGATGTTATAAGCATGAACTATGACATCGTTCAGCTTTATGAACCACTCATTTCTCTCCAGGGTAAATCTAGATTGATGGAGGCTGTTAGTCAAGGTGAACCAGGGCTACAAAAAAATGCCTTTCGGTTGATGATTAAGAAAGAGGGTTTTACCAGTGTAGCCACTGATAGTTTATTTGAAAATTGTATGAAAATCGTGGTAAACAAAAAGCAATAAATAATGTACTCTAGTATTCCACCACAATGGAGAAAACATGACTGAAGCCAACATTAGCCAAGAGGAAAGTTTCTCTAAGTTTGGTAAGGCTTTCCAAGAGAAATTAGGCAGAGCTATCTTAGAAGATCGTTCATTTAGTAATCAGATGGTAGAGGTTCTAGATATTGGGTATCTAGAATTAAAATACCTACAAGCGTTTGTGCAACTAATATTTAGCTACAAAGATAAGTACAGCGTCCACCCCACGTTTGATACGCTGGTTTCTGTAATCAGAACAGAGATGGAAGATTATCCAGACGTTATTAAGAAGCAGGTCATTGAGTACTTGTCCAAGATAAAATCAGGGCAGATAAACGCTGACGATCGTGATTATGTCAAAGAGAAGTCACTAGATTTCTGTAAGAAGCAAAAACTAAAAGAGGCTATCCTTAAATCAGTAAACCTTTTACAAACATCTTCGTTTGAGGAGATCCAAAAGGTTATTGACGGCGCTCTCAATCTTGGACTGGACGACAGTCATGGACATGATTTTGTGCAAGACTTTGAGGCAAGATACGTCAAGATATCTCGTGACCCCTCCATGACAGGCTGGCAAGAGATAGACAACATTACTAGGGGTGGATTAGGAAAGCGAGAGTTGGGTGTGGTTATTGCACCAACTGGTGCTGGTAAATCTATGGCATTAGTTCACTTGGGTGCGATGGCTGTTCTTAGCGGTAAGAATGTTATCCACTACACATTAGAGTTGGCCGAGGGAGTCGTAGGTCAGCGGTACGATTCGTGTCTGACTGGTGTCCCTCTGTCAAATCTTTTTGACCACAAAGATAAAATTAAAGAAAAAATATCACAGGTTGATGGACAGCTAATTATTAAAGAGTATCCAACAAAATCTGCAACTACAATGACTTTGGAAACGTCGCTAGAGAAGATGAGGCAAAGAGGGATAGAACCAGATTTTATAATTGTGGATTACGCAGATTTATTGCGTCCTGTGACGACTAGTTATAAACAAGAGCATCGCCACAACATAGAGACAATCTATGAAGAGTTGAGGGGAATCGCCCAAAAATTTGACATTCCTGTTTGGACCGCATCGCAGACAAACAGAAGTGGACTTAATGCGGAGGTTATTACTATGGAGTCAATCAGTGAGGCATTCAATAAATGTTTCGTTGCCGACTTCATTTGCACCATCTCCAGAACAGCAGACGACAAGGTACAAGGTACAGGGCGAATGTTTGTGGCAAAGAATCGGAATGGGCCAGATGGTTTAGTTTTCCCCATGTCTATTGATACTAGTAAAGTAAAACTACGTGTTCATCAACCACAGGCTGGCGATGATCTCAATACTATTGTTACCCGAACTGCTCAGGAGCAAAAGCAGCACCTACAACAAAAGTATAAGAAGTTCAAACAAAAACGAAAAACTGAAACAAATACAACAACTAACAATCAAGAGAGAGACCCTCTTAGTAATCCTCTTAGCAAGGAAAGTTTGCGTAAACTTGCAGAGGAAACAAGAGCAAATAAAGAAGCACAAAATAGGAGCGCAGCACAGCAATGAGTGATCAAGATCTATCAACACAGATTCTATCTGATATAACGGTTTACATGAAATATGCCAGGTATCTTCCTGAACATAAGCGTAGGGAAACGTGGCAAGAATTAGTAAGTCGTAATATGCAAATGCATATCAAGAAGTATCCAAACCTCAAGAAAGAGATAGAGGAAACATATCAGCTTGTGTATGATAAGAAGGTCTTGCCTTCTATGCGTTCCATGCAGTTTGGTGGTAGGCCCATTGAAATAGCTCCTAATAGAATATTCAACTGCGCCTATTTGCCAGTTGATGACTGGCGAGCTTTTGGTGAAATTATGTTTCTCTTACTGGGAGGAACAGGTGTGGGATTCTCTGTCCAACAACATCACATTGATGATTTACCAGAGATTCAAAAACCTAATCAAAATAGAACTCGGAGGTATCTAATCAATGATAGTATTGAAGGGTGGGCTGATGCAGTCAAATATCTTATGCGTAGCTACTTCTATGGTGGCTCAAAGTTACGATTTGATTTTAGTGACATTCGCCCTAAAGGTGCTCGCCTTGTAACTTCTGGTGGTAAGGCTCCAGGCCCTCAGCCACTAAAAGAGTGTTTGGTTAAAATTGAGGGGATGCTCGCTGAAAAGGAGAACGGTGATAAGCTAACTCCCATTGAAGTACACGACATTGTTTGTCACGTTGCTGATGCAGTTCTAGCAGGTGGTATTCGTCGTGCTGCTCTTATCTCCTTGTTCTCAGCAGACGACCAAGAGATGATCGCTGCCAAGTCAGGCAACTGGTGGGAAACTAATCCACAGCGAGGTAGAGCTAACAACTCTGTCGTATTGCTTCGTCACAAGGTAGAAGAAGAATTCTTTAACGCTTTGTGGGAGCGAATTGAAGCATCAGGAGCAGGCGAGCCAGGCTTCTATCTTTCCAATGACAAAGATTGGGGAACAAACCCATGCTGTGAAATTGCTCTAAGACCATATCAGTTCTGCAACCTAACAGAGGTGAACGTCAGTAATATCACAGGACAAGAAGACCTTGAGGAGCGTGTCCGTGCCGCAGCATTTATTGGCACACTTCAAGCAGGCTACACAGACTTTCATTACCTACGACCAGTATGGCAACGCACCACAGAGCGTGATGCACTCATTGGTGTCTCACTAACTGGTATTGCATCAGGTCGTGTATTGGCAGACGATGTGTCGCTAAAAACAGCCGCAAGCATTGTCAAGCAGGAAAACCAGCGAGTAGCTGAATTGATTGGAATCCGAAAGGCTAACCGCACGACCTGTGTTAAGCCAGCAGGAACAACCAGTCTGACACTTGGAACGTCCAGTGGTATTCATGCTTGGCACAATGATTATTATATCCGCCGTATTCGTGTTGGTAAGAACGAACCAATCTACTGGCACTTGGCTGTCAATCACCCAGAGTTAGTAGAAGATGATTATTTCCGTGCTCACGATACGGCAGTGATTTCTATTCCGCAGAAGGCACCAGACGGTGCAATCTTAAGAACAGAAAGTGCGTTTGATTTACTGAAGAGAATTCAGAAGATCACTACCGAATGGATTCGCACAGGCCACCGCAGCGGACAGAATACGCACAATGTTTCTGCTACTGTGTCTATCAAGGCTGATGAATGGGGCAAAGTCGGAAAATGGATGTGGAAGAACAAAAAGGCATACAATGGTCTCTCAGTGTTACCACATGACGACAATGAGCACACATACGTTCAAGCTCCCTTTGAGAACTGCACAAAAGAAAAGTATGAGGAAATGATGCAGTCCTTGTTATCAGTTGACCTCACTCAGATTGTTGAAGAGGATGATAACACGGATCTCAAGGGCGAGGCAGCTTGCGCTGGTGGAGCTTGTGAGATCACATAAATTTTAACAAGTTTGATATATAAGATATAATCAACACAAGTTGAAAGGGTTATGTTATGAGCAAAACACTAAATCATATCATGCCATCAAGTTTGGCGAGAGGCTTGTGTAAGCGTGAAGATAAAAATAAAGTACCTCACCGTTGGCTGCCCAGCGGGCAGTCTCGGGCGCTTCATGATAATTATGTAGGCGTTGAGTGTTACTGCAAGCACTGTGGATTACGAGAGTGGGGCACAGTTACTCGTCATGAATTTGTCGTACTAACAGAGTCTTGGAAGGAGTTACAATGAGGCCAGTAAACAGACGATTACTCGTAGAATTATTTGAGGAAGAAGAAGAGAGTCCACTTTTTATTCTACCTGAAGACTTCCAGGAAAAATCTCATAGATCGTACAAGGTACTAGCCACGGCAAGGGATTGCAGTATGGATCTAAAAGTAGGAGAGGTTGTTATTGCTCACACTTCAGACCCAGAAACAATTACCTTTGAAGGCAAAGAACACTTGTTATTGTTAGAGAATCATGTTGTCTGTGTGGTTGATTAGTTACCGATACACAGATCCTGGAAGATATTTTTGATCTGCAAAAACACCGTTTCTGAATTTGCAGTTGGTGTGTAGAGCCTGTCTCTTTCACCCCGCACACAATTTATAAATGTGTTATGATGTTGCTCAAGGGCGAAAACAAATAGTTCAAACCCTAAAGTGTTTGATAACTCGCCAACTTCAAAACAAGTCATTGGGTGGGAATACATTGTCTGTGCTTCTTCATCAGTCATTGTTATAATAACTTTCTGTGCGTCTGGCCGCCAGGAAAATGGATAGGTGTTCATTGACCAGTACATCGTGTCTATTGTTGGTTCTTGACCAGCACTGTCAATCATTCTACCAGCCTCTATCACATCAAGAAACTCGTCAGCATAGACAAAATCAGACACCATCCTAGCGAGATGGTATTCTGGTCTTAGATCTGATCCTGCCCTAGCACCAACAACAACTAATCCAAAACGAAATGTACTTGTAATCGGGTCTTCTAAAAGAGGGGCTATACCTTGGATCATAGAGTCAATCTCATCTCGGAAAGAACCAGATATATCTAAAACAAATACTAGGTCTACACCACGACTATCAAAGCCCTCATCCACTTCGCCATCACAATCATTATCTAGATTATCGCATCGCTCAATAACTGGTAAAACTTGACCATCACAAGGACCACCAAAGTCTCCATCCGTACAATAACGGACACCTGCTCGGCACTCACCGACAGCGAGCGTGCCCTCTGGACCCTCATAACACACAACAGCAGTTGCACCGACTATCCCTTCGTCAGCCGTGCCATTGCAATTATTATCAATTCCATCACAGGTTTCTTCAGTTGGTCCAACATGGCCATCACAATATAATCCACCATTGTCACACTTCATTACACCTGGCGTACATATGCCTACACCATAGTCCACGTTTTCTTGGAACCCACACAGTTGGTGTTCTTCTGGGTATGTTTCATCAATAGCTGCATCGCAGTCATTATCTATGCCATCGCAAATTTCTTCACTTGATCCCCTCGCACCCACACATTCTGACCACCCGTTAAGTGTGCAGGTTCTTAATCCATAGGAGCATTGCCCTGCTCTTTGGGGTATATCAACTGGATCTGCATTAGGGAAGTCTTGATCAAGTTCATCGCAAACAATTTGTTCGCCTGGGACACACTCCAGCCTCACTAGATCTTCGTCTGATGAACAACCGCTGAATAGCGAGGCAACACATAATAATAATGCTATTTTGTTCTTACTTGTTCTAAACATTCTTCTCTGCTACTAAACATGTGTATGGACAACACATCGCTACCAAGCCAGGTGAATTTTGCCTTTTGAAGTGGCAAGCTGCTTGGTACTGCTGCTGATAATACAATAGGGACAGAGGACATACTAGGTAAATTGAAAGCCATAAGAAGTTCGTTAGATTTAGAAACTTGTATAACTCCTGGCAAAGCTCCTGCTTTAGTAGCGCTAGGTATACCTATTACCATGCGTGTTATGGAGTTTGGTTCCTTCTGTAAGATATCAAGTGTTTGTAATATCCACAAACAATTACTTTTTTGCCCCGCAAGGTAGTAAACGCTTTGCTTTGGGATGACTACTTCTATTTTTGGTTCAGCGTTAGCCATGATGTATATCACGGCAGTTGAGATGGCGGCCATTGCCACTAAGAGAATGTTGTATTTCTTAAACATCCAGATACTGCAAACTTATTTACCACTATAGGTTATAAATGGTAATTTAGTTATCTCCTCTCGTAAAGGCTTGGACTTCTCTATATTCAAAAGAGACTTACCCTTTACAAGAGTAACTAGTATTTGGTTTTGAATCTTTATATCTTGTTCGGTGTATTGCCAGCCACCTCTGGTTTCTTCTTTCCAAACTTCCATGATAGCTTGCTTACCAGCATCAGCGGGTCCAGCGTCGTTTGCGAGTGTATTTATGGGGGTTAGGAGAAGTAAATAAAAACTAAATAAAACACTTTTGTAATTCATAACTTATTATATTCCTAGTCTAATTTTCAAGCAATAGCTCAAAATCACCTGTAACTAGTAAACAAAACCCTAAAAAGCCTCATATTTAAAGTATGAACACTAAGAAAACATTTCGTAATCTGGTTTACTTCTTAATTTTGTTGCAAGTTGGATGTTCCACAACAATATCTAATAATAACAAAGCAGTTTCTAGTGTTGCGGGCTTGCCTGTCAGCCAAAGTATGCCAAAAGAGTCTTTCTTTAAATTTCAAGTGGCTCAAGCCGTTGAGGCATGTTTGCACTACGAAGATAAGAAAGATGAATGCACTGTTGGTGTCGTTCGGCATACGTCATCAGGAGCTTTTGTAGGTAGGAGCGAAGTCAGGAAAGATGTAGCATATGGTCTAACAGCAGGACACTCTTGCCAGGATAAATTTGCTAAGAAGTCTAACAAGGATATTAGCTTCAAGGTAGTCTCGGCAGATTATCTTGCACTTATGTTCAATGGCAAACTAAGAAGGGCAGAAATTATTTCATATGATACAAAGTCAGACTTATGTCTACTTCGTGTGTATGGTTTCAACAATAACAGGCCTGCCCCACTAAAAATCGCAGATAAATTTCCTAAGTGGGGAGAGAAGGTGTATAACATGGCAGCACCACGAGGAATATTTAGCCCAGGGATGTTGTTAATGTTTGACGGATACTACGCTGGGATAGGGTTTGACAACTACATGTTCTTTTCATTGCCAACCAAGCCAGGGTCCAGTGGTTCACCAATATTAAATGCAAAGAAGGAATTGGTATCCATGATATTTGCTGGGTTTCCTGCAATGGAAAATATTGGACTTGGATCAAACCTAACAGCTATAAGAAGCTTTGTAACAAATAAAGTTGCGCTGTCGGAGGCTGACCTATGGGCAAAAAAGAATTTGAATAAAGATAGAACTGAAACTACCACAACAGAGGGCAGGTAGATTGCCATGGACAGAGAAAGAGAAGCCTGGCAGAACATGAGAGACAGTGCTTACGAGACGATCAGCGACTCGCAGGTATATGAATATGATCTCTTCCCCATCAAGGAGGCCAAGCCAAACTATCTTTCAGCATTTGTTTGGACAACTTTAGTTGCAGCAATGGTCTGCGCAATATATACGGGCTTCTTGCTGTACTTGTTTAATAGTAGTGGACTAGAAGATAATCTTAGGAAAGCTACTAACCATGCGATCATTAATTTAGAGCGAGTCATAGAACTACAGAACAAAGAGATATCAGCGCTCAAAACCGAAAACAAAAAGATATATGACTATCTGCAACTCTGGACACCGCTTGATGTTCAAAAGTATCGTCGGCAACAAGAAAATAAATATAAGCCACCTACAGAGGAAGATGTGTGGAACTTAGGTCCAGATATACCAATCAATAGATACAACCTCTGTGATGAGGAGCGATTACTATGGTCTTGCTATTAGCAATTATAATAGGTTTAATATTCATTCATGAGCTAGGTCACTATGTCGCTGGGCGTCTTAGTGGTTTTGGCATAGAGGAATTTGCAATTGGTTTTGGTAAAGAACTTGCCAGCTTCAATGCACTAGGGAACAAGTGGTCTTTTAGACTTATACCACTTGGTGGTTATGTTCGTTTTGAGGGCGAGGCAGACTATGATAATGTTCTTCAGAGTAAAACATCTTTTTGGGGTAAGCATCCATTACAAAGATTATTTGTTGCGCTTGCGGGACCAGCAGCAAATTTACTTTTGCCTTACGCTTTGTTCTTTGTGTATTTCCATGGTATGCCCTGGCCAGATGTGAAAGCCCCTGATGGTTCTGAGGTTGGTAAAATCAGTGCTTACTGGGCTGCCAAGGCCAGCATAAACACAACCAATAATTTATACGCTAGTATAGGAGAAGCTGTCAGCCAGCTAGGTGATCGTGGCATAAAAGCAACTGATGTCGGTGGACCAGTGGCGATGTATGATATGACGGAGCAGGCTAGGAAACAATCGTCCTCCACTAAAGACAATGGCTTTTTATATCAGTGGATCGCATTCCTTAGTATTAATATTGGGTTCATGAATTTATTACCAATACCTTTACTAGATGGAGGACATGTGGTAATATCAATTGTAGAAACAGTAATCGGTAGAAATATAAAACGTAGAACAAGAAACATATTAACTTATGTAGGGTTAGCGATTGTCGGTCTTATAATGTGTTTGGCTATCTTCTCTGATGTAGGCAGACTGTTTTCTTAAATGGTAATTATTTATTAGTCAGGAGGCATATAAAATGTCCGAAGCCAAAAGTAAAACAGAAAACAAGGAAGAGGTTACTGATGATCTAATTCCAAAACCCCCACCAAAACTTGCCCCACGAGGCATCACAAGTTTCACGGTCTATAGAACTCAGGATGAAACAGGTGTATCAGGAGAAGGGGTTGTTATTGAAGGCGTCGTTATGGCGACAGGACAATGTGTTGTCCACTGGCTTTACCCACCACCCCGTGGAGGTATTGCTATATTTGATAGTATGAGTGATTTTGTAAAGGTTCACATTGAACCACACCCAGCCAATCAAACTATCATCACTTATCAGGATGGACATAAAGATGTCTATGGCAAGAAGCCACAAGAAAATTCTGAAGAAGATACTTGACACAAAGTATAAAGTAAATTATAATAAAGCCATAAGATAGAAAGGTTTCTTATATGACTAAACGTATTGCTAGTAAGATCCCGTTTGTGGGTCTACATGCTCACTCAGGCCTATCTCCATTTGATGGGTTAGGTATGCCAGGCGAGCATATGGACTTTGCCTACGAGAATGGGATGAGTGCCCATTCGCTTACCGACCACGGACACATGAACGGCTTATCCTTTCAGGTTGAGCACTTAAAGAAAATGAGGGCAGATGGCAAAGAGTTCAAAGCAATCTATGGTTGTGAGGCTTACTTTATTAAGTCACATAAGAAGTGGCGGCAGCAGTACGAGGAGCACAAAGCCAACAGCAAGCGGCAGAAGAAAGAAGAGTTTGCTATGGTTGTTGAGGATGAGAACAGACAGAAGAAGTTCAATCCTCTAAACATTCGCAGGCATTTGGTTTTGTTGGTTCAGAATCAGGTAGGATTGAATAATCTTTTCAAGCTTGTATCGGACAGTTATCGTCCCGAAAATTTTTACCGTTACCCCCGTATTGACTTTGAGATGTTGAGACAATACAATGAGGGTTTGATCGTTAGCACCGCTTGCATGTCGGGTCCGCTCTTTGGAGACTTTTGGAAACATCGTGATCCAGTCACCCACGAGTATGATGCAGATAAAGTTTTAGCATCAATGCGCAATACGATTGCCGA